GAAACCATTCTTCGTAACTTGTTCGAATATCTCCAGACACGATCCTGCCGGGCAAACATTTAGCGTTACGCATCAACCTACGAATTTCAGGAACCATAATGTTAGTTACTTGTCTTCCTGTAGGTGCTGTCATTGCTACCTTTGTGTTCTCAACCAGTTCGCCTTTAGAATTAAACTTAGGAGTTAGATACAAGAAACACAAAGAAGCGCAAGCAGCTACGAAGTCTTTACCTCTCGCTGTTCCGCTTGCAACCGCAGTCATCTTGTTGTGCTGAACAGACCTGATAATATCCTGTTGCTCTTTGTCCAGTCGAGCCTTTAGGACCTCCCGAACAAATTTATTCCAATCAGCTTGCCATGACTTGAAAACTGCAATTTGTTTTTCTTTGTCATTTGCTTGCTTCTTCTTCATCATCGGTTGCTGTTGCAGACTTCATTAAATCCTCAAAGGGATTACCGGAAAGTTCAACATCTTTCTTGTCACGCCACTCGTCAGGTCTGCGATTTTTCAACCAAAAACAAATCGCCCCTACATCAGGAACAATGTGTTTGTCTGTCGTTTCAATTCGTGCAGGCTTTTGGTTGCCCTGTGCATCCATCTCAATAACTACTTTCTTTTCTTTGTCTGTGTAGCCAGTAGCCCTTTTGAACAAAGAAGTAAGTACTTTAGCATCAGCACAGTCTTTTCCAATTTTTAAGGCGTCCGAAAACTCAGGATAAATCTTCTCCCATAGCTTCAATGTTGACCTTGAAACGCCAATGCATTTTGCTATCTCCTTGTCAATCAATCCTTCCATTGCTAGGCTTTGCACCCATGGTATATGAATGTCAGGTGTATAATCAGTTGGTCTCCCCATAATCTATTCTCCTAAGTATTGATTTGCTAGTACTTCTAGTGATTTCCATTTTGTCTTTTCGGTAATCTCCCCTTCTTTTTTCATTTTTTCGATTACTTTTTTCATCGTTTCGTTCAATGATTGGGGAATAGCTGCCGAACCGAACAAATGTGATAACGTTACCCATTCTTCCGTTCCGTCATATTCCGAAGCTTCCATTTCAGCATTGGCAAGGCTTATCATTGAATGCATGGCTGTTCCGAGATTCTTTACATTCTTGAAATTCTGATACTTTGCTAACGTTTCCATTAATTGCTCATACTGGTCAATGTATGCAGCGCCTATGTAGTCGAAACTTCCTTGCGTTTTACTTACGAGCAATTCCAAATCTTTCAATTGGTGTGGCAGGAAAACAATCTGTAATTGCTTCCAGTCAAAGTCCACCATAGGTGCCAACAGCTTTTCCAATTCAGCAAGTGGTTCGCCTATTACATCCTTTCCGATAAAACTTTCAATCATGTCGTCTACGTCAGTAATCATTTTGGCAATCTCTTTCAACATTGAAGGATCATCGAAACCATTAATGGCGTTGTGTGCAAGTTGTTTTGCTGCAATCTGGCTTCTTGTTAGCCCTGTAATATCAAGCAAAACAATTATCTCTTTCAATCCTGCTTCTTTTGAAGCTCTCAAACGGTGGTGTCCTGAGATAACCTCTATTTTATCCGTAAATGCACAAAGAGGTAAACTTTCAAGCCCACCTCTCTTTTTTATGTTCTCATGCAATTGACGAAACATTTCAGGTTTCATCAAGTGAGCGTTTTTATCCTGCTCACGGATTAAATTTATTTCAACTCTTGCAACTACGATTCCATAACCTAAATCTGCAAGTACAGTAACTCCGGAAGGTAATTCTACTCCTGTTGTGATTTTGCTTTCGCTCTTTCCTGTTTCCATGTTTCTTCTTTTTTCAACCAAAGCTTTAGTGTTTCTTCCTTGGTACGATCTTGTATTTCGGTTTTGTAAATTAATTTGTAGCCTAACTTTCCTTTTTCTTTCGAAACTAACTTCATTACACCACGCATTTCCTTTGATTCGGGGTACTTGGTGATTTGTGTTGTTTGAACTCCATGAAGTCGGGAAATTTGATAATCGGTTAGCATTGCTTTCAGCGTTTGCCGGTTCGTTGCTATCATGGTGAGTAATCGGCCCAATCGGTAGTTTTTTGTCGGGATCGTAATTCCAAACATGATCAGCAAATCTTTCAGAACCATGGCACCAATAGCTATTTGATAACCGAACACTCCTGCAACATATCGGTCAATAAGCAAAACTACATTTACCTGGGCTTGACCACCTACAAAGTTGTGAGTCCAAATGCCACGATAGTACTGGCAATACTGTGGTTCAACCTGCATGAATTCTATCTTGGAATTTTCAGTAATTACGTAATCAGTTGGGAGGGTTGAGCAATCGAGCGGTGACATTTTGCTTTCATTGGAACGAACAACCATTTTACCCTCTGCAAGAGCTTCGGCCTTTTCTTCTTGGTTGGTAGTTAGGTAAACATTGAAACCTTTGCGAACACCGTAACGAGTAAAGATAGCTTTGCCGGCCATCTTTTGCGTTTCGTTCTCTTCATAGCAAATTATCAGTGCTTTTGCACCTTTCATCAATTCGAACAAATCGGTTAATCCTGTCTTTGGGTCAAATATGCCATACTCAGGTTCTTTCCAGTTCATGTTTCCACCTGTTCCGTACCACTTTTCAAAACCTGCAGTGTATGTTGGAGGGTTCGCGATAATGATTGTCTTTTCATCATTGATCACTTCGTTGATATGCTCAAACATATCGAGAGGACGGTAATTGAAACCTTGCAGCAATCCTTTTCCACGATCCAGTTGCTCTTGAATCTTAGCAATATGTTCTTCTTTGCGAAGCTCCAAATCTTTGAGCATGGCATAAAAAAAATCACTACCTGCAGTCATCATTGTTTTCAAGTACATCAATGCGTAAAGCGAGGTTGCAGGATCAAGCAATTCTTCTTTCGAAAATCCGGTTGCTTCAATCTCTAAATCTTCAAGAGACTTTCCCATCATAGCATAACCGAAAATTGACGAGAACATGGTTACATCACTTGATTCTATCTGTTCAGGTTTAAATCCTGCCTGAATGGCTAGGTGCGACATAGCAAATGCACCACAACAAGGTTCAACAACACGTGTGAAACCTGCTTTGCGTGCATTTTCCAAAATCGTTTTCATGTACTTCTGTTCAGAAGGAACGAGCGTTCCGAGAAAGAATGCTCCAGGTGTTTGTAGTGCCATACTTTTGTACTTAAAAAAATTATGCGGGAAGTCGTATTACTCCCCGCATTTCATTACTTTTCCGTGCCTACAGGCTAAATTATTTGTCCGCCCTGACTGAGTTACGCAGCCAACCCCTCCATAAAGTGTGGAGTACTCTTTTCCTTGAGCTAAGGACGGGGGTAATTACATTACTCGTTTATTGATAAGATAACTTACAGTACTTCTATCAGTAATGTTATATCTTTCCATTATTTCCTTATACGAATGACCATCTTCACGGTACTTTCTAATTTCCAAAACCTGATCAAAAGGGTATTTTATAATTTCTTTAGTTCCAGTCAATCCACGTGTATTTCTTACTAACTTAGGAATATCCATTTGATTTTCACTTCTTGTTCCGATCAATATATTTTCCCAAGAATTATCTAATGGAATACCATTAAAATGCCGAACTTCAACCCCTTCTTTATAAATTTCACTTCCGAATTTTTGAAATGCTTGAAGTCTATGAACTCTTATAGATGCTTTTTCACCATTAATTCTTATTTCAAATTTACTATATCCACGAGCAGTTGATAATTTCAATACATTTCCTTTCGGACTATAAACAACCCCTTGTTTGGAAACAAAATATCCTTTTGATATTGCAATAAATTCTTTTTTGATTTCCATATTACTTCAATCAAAAAGTGAAGTCTGTGCATCAATAACTTTTGGCTTTTCAATTTCGGTTTTGGTTTCAACTTTGAATTCTTCAATCTCGAAACCTGCTTTTTGAAGCCAAAGAGCCACATTGTAACGGTGACATTCTTTTTGTTCTTTTTCAAAACAGCAAAGAGCAATTTTAGTACTATTTGTTTTTTCGGCAATCCATTCAATCTGCTTAATAATGTTTTTTGGAGTTGTAACCCCTAGAACTCTTTCAGCAAATAACTTGTCGTATTCTTCGGCTCCAAACTTCAACATGTAAGATAAAGGAGCTAACTCCAACATTACAGGTCCAGTCCAATTTTTTGGAGGATAACGACTTATACTAATCATTAAAACATTGTTGTTTTGCAATGCTCTGAAATTACCGAAGTAACCGGTGTAAAGTTTTACTTTTGTCATTCTGCTACTGTTTTGTTTCAACAACTAAGGCTTTGAAAGAAATGGTGCAATGTGTGGAGTGCTTTCTTTCAAAAATTCACACGCTTGTGAGCTTTTGCCTTAATTATTGAATTGTGATGTAAAAGTAGCAAAAAGTGAGTGTATAACAATCACTTTTTGCGTTAAAAATGAAAATAATTAGCGTTTTTGTTCAATTTCTTTCAATTTTTTCTTGTAATGAACAAAAAGTAGGTCAATTTCTACTTCTGACAAATTACAGGTGTTGAACTTCTTTATTTCGAGTGATTCAGCTATTTTCTCGCCATATTTCGCAATCAAACCCTTTCGGTAGCCCTGTATGTTCCCTTCGTCAAAACGGTTGCAGGAACGACACTGAGCGTTGCAATTGTGTTCGTCAAACCTGGTTGACATGTGTTTTCTGTTCACATAATGACCGCAATCACAATCTTCGAACTTGATTATCTTTCCACAGCTGATACAACGACCAAAAGTAAAACTGCAATCACGTCTTCGAATGAATTTCGAAAACACTATATCGAGACGTTCTACTTTCTTACTTCGTGTTGATTTTTGAACTTTTGCGCCTTTCGGCCTTGATCTGTCAATCCAAGTCATGATTAGAATGGCAAATCTTCACCTTCACTAGCACTTGGAAGCGGTTCGGTGGTTGTTGGTATTGGTTCAGCTTTTAAAGGTCCTTGTTGAGCCTGAGAATCGGCTTGTTTCGGACTTAATAGTTCCAAATGAGAAACGTTGCAGTTCAGGCCACAAGTCATTTGACCAGCTTTCTCAAACATTTTCTTTGAAAGTTGCCCTTCGACATAAACCTTAGTGCCTTTTTTCAATAATGGAACTAAAGCACTACTTCCATCCTTTACTCGCTTTAAGCATGAAATCCACTCTGTCGTTTCATGTTTAACTCCTTGTCCATCAGTGTAACTTTCGGTATTAGCTACTGAGAATGCAGCATAAGTATGACCGCTCCACTCTTTGATTGTTGCATCATTTCCAAGATGCCCGATAGTGATTAATTTAAGCATAACTCTTTGTTGTTTAATTGTTTAGTATCTTTTTCTTGTAAATCTTCAAGCTTTGCAAATGCTCTGAACTGAGCATCAAACCCTTCGTAATCAATGAAGAAGTTTTGTTCTTGACTTTCGTGAATCATGCTTCTTACATGTTCAAGGTAAACTTTAGTGTCTTTGTTGATCTTGAAAGTCATTTCGGAAGCTTTACCTTTGAACCCCCAACTTTTCATGTATTCGTCATATTCAAGCCGTAGGGTATTGGACATATTTTGAAGTAGGAAAATTGCACTTTCGTACTTACTCATTTTCTCAGGATCAAATCCTTTTGCAATCAATGCTTTCAAGTGGTCTTGTGATATTGCCATGGTTATATTTTAAAGTTGTTCATCGTGTATTGCTGCTAAATTTCGTAATTCCTCTGCTTTGCAAAAAAATTGCGCTTCGTCATACCCTACGCACATACCATTTAACTCTCTGTTTTTGTTGAAAGCTTTCATTCCTTCTATGTCTGCCTGAACAGCTAAAACTAGGGCTAGTCGTTTAATGTCGTAGGTAGTCATTTCAGAGGTTTTTTAGTTTCAATTAATTTATCCCAATGGTTGAAATGTTTCTTCAAGGATTGACCATCAGGAATGTCGTAAGTACTTTCAACATTATACTTTATCAATCCGAATACTCTTGTTCGTTCAAGCTCCATGTCGATTGTGGTACAATCAGAATTAAGTGCTTGGAACGTCTGCATTTTATAAGACAGAAGCCTTGTTTTAGGCTTTGTTACAATTCTGATAATTACCAAAATTGCAAAGATGATTAGTGCTGTTTTCATGTTCTAATATGCTATTTAATTGTTATTTCATCAGTAGAAATTATTTCAGAAAGGACACAATGAAAATTAACAAATCCAATCCCTTCTGATTCAAATCTAGGGAAATGTACTGCAAATCCAAATGTGTGTTTCTGTTCATTTATGTACCAATAGAAATTGCCGTATTGTTTCAATGTCAATGCTTCTTTACATTTGTCTTTCGCTTCTTGTTCTGTTAAGCATTTTATTGCATTGCATCCGATACATTCGGGAGAATCAGGGCATCTATTTAATAGAAAATAGTGTGAACACTCATTATTCAAAGTCCAAAATCTTGGGGTATATCCACAAAAATTCAAATGCTTTTCACCTTTTATAATGAACCAATATGGTTTTTGATTATATTTTTTCATTTCCTGACCTCTTTCTTTATTACGTCCAAATTATCTTCAATGTACGCTTT